AAACCAGCTAGAAATAAGAACGAATTAAAAGCATTCGGTGGTAAATTGAGCATAGAAGAGTTCCGTGAAGGATTTTTCGGAATAGTACCACCAGAGAAAGCTAATACTGGTAAACCATTCTTAAGTATAAGACAAGAATTGGCTCTTCCATTTGTAGATGGTGAATCTAAGATAGAAATAAAACCCGTAGATACTGATAGTAATCTAGGTACCGGTATAAAGAATGATAATATTCGTAATAGAAGAAAAACTCAGAGAATGGAAACATCTGTAGAACACGAAGATTCAAATAGGTTTTGTGATTTATTAAATAGAGCTAAAAATGATTCTTCTGTTATGAAGAGAAAGAGTAAAGGTCCAGATAGTAATAATTTACTTAGTTCTATGGGTGTTACCATATCTAAGAAAATTAAGCATTGATAATAATTAATATCTTTCTTTACTATTAATATAAACAAATCAATATGGATGGATCATTATCTACATCTGGGGTTGCTCTTATTTCTGGTTCCGGTATCAGAGCAGGAGATAGTATCACTCTATTTTCAGGAGCACGTGAATGGAGAATGAGAGTACCAAGCTCAAGAGAATCTGCAGACAACGTACTTTATATTGAATACAAATCTGGTGCAAAATGGTATCTTGGACAAGTTTTCATACTACCTCCAGTTAGAAATTAATGATTAATTTACCAAAATGTTTTTATTTTTTAGATTAAAATTAAATATAAAACTATTAGATGTATTCTTTGATATCTGATAAAGAAAGATATTTTATAAGATCATGGTGTGAAAATAGGCATATAGATGATATATATGCCATAAGGGCACTTTTATATTGGATTAGAGTTAAAAAGAATATCCAATATTCATTTATATTAAATATTAATAACCGTGAATTGTATATGATTATATGTATACATATTTCTTTAAAATTCGACGGATATGATGAAATGTTTAAATGTAATTTTATTAAGGATCTAAAAGAGATAAGACCTGATATAGATTCAAATTCACATTTCAATATGGAATTAGAAATACTTAAACATTTAAATTGGGATCTTGGATCTTAAAAAATAAAATTAAAATAAAAAATATTAAACCAATCTTCCAACTACAAAAGATGACTTGTTAGTCTTAACTACTGCATCTTCCTCCATATAATTCTTAACAACCGAATCATGAACACAATCATTGTAGAAGTTGCAACGCAACCCTGCATTCTTTCTAGCCATTTCAATAAATTTAGGATCCTTATTGTTATGTTCATCTATATCCATTTCAACACTCCTCACTTTGGGTGCAGAAAATCCAATCTTTGCTGGTTCAGTAATTGGATAAGGTGGGAAATTAATAGAAATCTTACTGTCTATATTTAAATCATATACTACATTATAGGTACCAGCTTCAGTTTTCTTTAGAGGATTACTGTGACCCTTATAGGTTATATGAAGACGCCATCTATCGTGGATATAACCAAGCATTTCAAATATATCAAATATACCTAGGAAAAGAGAATCGTCCTTATTAACATCATATTTCTCCCACAAACTTCTTAATTCTTTTGTTACATTTAAATACTTCTGTTCATGCGAAGCCACATATGCATTTTCAATTGAAATACGGTTCCTGAGATCATGGGAGGTATTTAACTCTGCCCAATCAGGGTCTACGCCAAAAAATTTATCAGCACAATTTGCTACAAGATCTCCAACTGTATTGTAAGGGATATCTGCTCTAATTTTCCATATATAGTTTGTTCTTGCTAGTATATATTTTTTACCAACTAACATAATAATTTCAAGTCTTCTCTTTGAAACATAGTAACACACATAAATAGTGGCAATTGTAAAGAACAAAGACAACAAATATGATAACATATTTTTATTTTTACAATTACATATAATATTATTTAAAATCTATTTTAAACTCATTTTGCTTGTACTGTGTTTAATAAAGCCTCTTCATATTGCGCAGATATGTATTCTCTTGTCTCAATAATATCAATATTGCTAGATATTACCCTGAGTTGAGCTTCTGTTAACATATCTACCAATATATCTATACTAATCTTTGCAGTTACAACATCCTTATACTTTTGATAAGAGTTACTTGTCTGCGTTGCACGAAGACTTGATTCCATAGCAGTTCTGAGTAGATTTTTGTAGTTTATAATATGCTTTCTAGAAAGTGTATCATCTTCGTGACATTTGTTTGATAGAACACTTGTAGATACTACAAATATTATAACAATAACGGAAACTTTCCAAAACATTGAACACATATGAGGAGTAAGTCTCTCCATTGTTTATTTACTTTTAGTCCATATATTTTTTTATTTTATTGACAAATTAAAGTAAGAGTTAATTATAAAATTTTAAATGTTTTAATGTTTTAAATATGAATCAAAATCACATAAGGATTATTATATTACTCATAATAATTGGGTATATAACAATCACATTAACAAATTCTAAAAAGAAAACTCCTATAGGAATTATTCATGAAAAAATAAAAACAAGATCGATCAAGAAACAAATTGCTGATACTGTATCAGAAAAGGTTGTAATTCCTAAACACTACTATGAAATGGATAACCTATACAAAGGGTTTTTAAATAGTCTGGGATCAGAAAGTGTTAAATGGCAGAATGTAATAAAAATAGGAGACATATATTCTACTGGTATATTTCCATTTTTAAGACCAGATGATGTATGTGCAAGACAATGTTTTACAGTAGTTTCCAAATGTCCTGATCCTAAAATATCTTCAGTTGCGCTTTCAAGACTAATAAATATTGTAAATAACCCATTAGATAAAGTAGATAGAGAAGGGGATCAAATAGACCCCAAGTATTCTATTAATCTGTCAAAAATAGGGAATAACTATATAAATAACTTACCACAGAGTGCTTTTACAAGAAGTAAAAACAGATATGATTCTGATAAAACCATATATTTACCCGCACACGTACCTAAAAAAGCCCCAGAAGAAAATATTACAACAGTTTTACATGGTGACCCAATTTTAATAGATGTTGTAGATAACCATGATAAACAAAATGTACATGATCACGGTGTTTCGTCTGCAATAAAGACAAATATAAGTAAACTAAGAGACGAATTTAGCTCAGAAAAACACCTGGCAGATGATAAAATTGTAGATAAGGCAATGAACATATGTAAAGATGTCCTAGAAAAAGCAAAAAAGGACAATACTATACAATTTACAAATGATGATTTAGCTGACGCACATAGAGCAATAGTATCTTTAACTAATGATAAATATTCTACAACTGAACTTACACAGGTTCAAATACTTGGAAGAATATTACAAAAAATAGACCAAATAGAGAAAGATCAAAAGTCTCTAGCTAACAATATGAAGGAAACATTCGCAAAGAGAATGGCTTCTTCTGTTGAACACGGTAAAATAGTATGTGCTTCTGGAAAAATATCAAGAGCACTTTCTGTATTTGAAGGTGTACTAGAAGATTCCCAAAAAAGTGTTCCAATGGATGTAGTTAGAAAAGAATTTGGATTCTTAGCAGAAAAAATTAGAAACGAATATCTAGAAATGGTAGGACCTGCTGCAAGAAAAGCATATAACACTCTTGCATCTGTTCCAAGATATTCTCAAGATATGAAAGATACTTTTAGATCTAAAGTAAATGAGAAATATATAAAGGAATTAGGTATGAGTAGCAAAATTATAGACCCGGTTGTAGAAGTTTACTGTGAAGCATTTTAAAACCCAAATTTATTATTATTCTATTTTATTATTCAGATTAATTAATAAATTATCTAAATTATCGAATTTTTTCTCTATTTTTGCGTTTATAGGATCTCTTATATAATATTGTATAGAAAGTAGATATATATTGAGGAATAAAATACACAATATTGAGATTGAGAAAAATCCCAGTACAAATGCGTAAAATTTTTTCTCGATTAATGTCTCACATTCATTCATATGATCGACAGTCAAAGACCAGAATTCCGATCTAACATTTGTCAAATGGGAACATATGATTTCTTTGCTATTCCCTTCTTTAAAACCATACCCTCCTATCGAGGGGCCATGGAGATAAAGAATTCTAAGTGGATAAGTGATGAATTTAATGAAGCCTTGTACTAAATGTTTGTATACTAACCCCATCCAAAGATTATAATAATTACACTATATTAGGATGTATTAAAATATAATATTTGGTGTAGTTAGTAAACAGTATTTGGTGCAAAGCCAATCGTGAGAGTGATTTTTTTGTAATATGTTCATTGTGTTATTTTAAAATCCCCTGTTATACATTTGGGCGGGAAGTGGAGCTCTGTGTTTACAATAATTAACATTGTTAATTATTTAAATATGTAGAGACCAGCCCGATTACCCTTTTGAGTAACAGATGGTTCCATGTTAAATATGGGATCGAAAAAAACTTCCCCTTCCCCCCTTTTAGTTCGCAGGTTGTCTTCAAAAAAAGTAAGTGTAAATGTAAGTATTGTATTTGTAAGTATTTTTATTTTGTCCTCATCTTCTTATGTCTTACTTGGTTTATATGTTCTATAAATATCCTAGATGCATATCCCTTTTCCATAAATAAGTCTACAATATTAACTATAGGAGTCATTAGCTGGTTTTCTATATAGTAAATACTATCTATCTTTAAGTATCTAGCCTTCTTTACATATTCTGGACATTCTACTCTGTCTGAAATATTACCATTGCCATTTATAATAACGTAGTGTACCATATCACCAATATTTGGACATCCCCATTCAACACTATTTAAAAACACATTTTCACGATAATATGTTAAAACATCTACTTTTGTTTTCAGGTCATTTACAAGTAAACTACATTCAACTTCATTATTCTTCACAAGATCTTCAGCTTCTAAAATCAACTCATCTCTATAAAGGGATCTATCTTTAATTGCCGAGATAAGTTTACCAATACTTCCAATATTCTTCTTACTTTTTATTTCCATAAGTCTATCTGAAACTTTACATAGATTGTCATAATCAAAATTATCATCCTTGAAAACTGGTTTTACAACTTTTCTAAAAAAAAACTGATTGTCTTCTCTCTCTTTTAATATTCTCGCAATAGTAGACTGTGGAGAAGATTGTTCTATTTTCCTAAGTTCTTTAGTTATAATAAAATCATCTATAGGTAATTTCCCAGAAACTATGCTATCAAGTAACTTACTCAAATAATCACATATATCCTCCTTGCTTTTCTCTTTAAATAACATATCCATGATCACAGAGGCACATCTTGAAACTACCGGTGGCACATCTTTCCTGATTGATACAAGACCCTTCACCGACAAATAAGAAGACCCATCTTGACTAGTAACTAAACCACCATAATTCTTCTTAGAAACAAGTAAAAATTTTGTAAACACTTTCTCCAACTCAAATTCAATTGGTTTTTCGAACATTTTTGTAATCCTTTTTGCAAGCAAATTCCCCTCCCTAAAAGAATATCTTAATGTATCTGATTCTTCGTCTGGTATTTTAAATTTTACAAATATAGAATCTGTATCCCCCGCTACTATAGTTGATTCAGTATATTTTTCTACACATTCAACTGTTCGAGTTATAATATCCCTACCAATATACGCTATACTAGAAGCCAATTGTTTTAATGGCATAGATCCAGTCATAGACCCTAGTACACCATACATCGCATTGGAAGTTAATTTCTGTGCCTTTTGTTTAGAATCTAATAAATTATGCTTAAATGTATCAGTTTCTATATCCATCATAGCTTTTGTTCTTATCCTTTCAGATATAAGGTAATCCTGTATTTTACATAGTACGCTTTTTTCACCGGGCCTATGTGCGAATGTACAACCATCGTAGGTTTTATAAATAACACCATCTATACCAAGGTACTCTTCTTTGTCTACATAAGTAGTATAGCAAATCTGTTTAGATCTTATTATAGAAGGGTACATAGATTTGTAATCTAGAACACAAATAGGCTCTTCTCCATAAAATCCCACTTTCGCATCTAAAACTTTACCACCTTTAAAACCCCCTATGTAAGAATTATCTTTAACGTAATTGCAAACGTATTCACCATATATACTATTTAAGATAAGTGAATAACATCTTATATCCTGGCCACGTTCTATTATATAACTCATTGGAACACTGCACATACTAGACATTTGTATGAAGTCGTATAGTATATTCAACTTATTTGTTAGTTCTAAAAGTTTTTGACTATATTCCATATCATTACATATACCAATTAAATCCCTATAAACAGAGTCTAATTTATAACAACGCAGTTTTCCTTTTTCTTTTATTGTAGATAGAATATCAATGTATATTATATTTTTAGGTAAGTCTGTGAATATTTTGGACTTATACCCAATTAATATCATTACATTGTTTTCTAGAAGTCTATCTTTGAATATATTTTTAGGAATATCTTCAGATCTGTAATCTGAAGTTCCTAATCTTGAATATGTAACAGAAATAGTTTCATCTTTAATACAGTAACTACATATAGACATTGGTGGTGGAACCATATCATCTTTTATTTGAGACAACTCGGAAACATTTGTTAAGTACATATTATTCATCTTTTTAAAGTTTGATACCTTAAAAAAAGATGAAGGTTTTAAACCGGTACTATGTATAAACTTAAGAATTGTATCAACTTTTGACTCGTATATAGATATATTCTTATATTCTGATTCAATTAAAGTTTTTATTTTATAGAGTTCTGACATACTACTAAAACTCAATTTGACATACTTTAATTTAGTGTTGTCTGTGAAACCAATTAAGTTTTTCATATGTACCTCTTCAAAAAAAACTTTACCTGATTTAGGTACAAGTTTATCAAATATACCCTTTGTCATATTCTTACAATAGAACCATGGTCTAAAACCATCCACTCTTAATGTTATGGGATCACCTTCAGTTGTAGAAGCGTATATTGTGAGCCATGTGTGATCATAATATGTCTCAATATTATGAAAGTAAAGTTCCATTTTATTGTTAATAATGTAAAATAATAATTTGGGTAAAAAAATCTTATATTTTTAGATTATGATTATTAGTTGTTTAGTTAAGTTCGTGGAATCTTCATTTGATTTATACCATATAATAGGTACGGAATCACTCATATGATATCTGGACAATCAGTAATTATACCATAACATCCAATATTTCGACAATATTCAATTATACCAATTGTATTACATGTATAAGAATATACCTTAATATTCATCTTTTTTAATTTATCTATAAAATCTTTATTAATTTGAAATTTGTAAAGTACAGCATAATTTATTCCCCATTTTATTTTTTTTGATTCTAACATATCGATATCCATATTTGCTGTAGTATATGCTTTAGGTATTTTTATTTTATAGTTTTTTTCAATTCTACATATATCACGTAGATGGAACTCGTTGAATGATGTGAAAATACATCTTTCTAAATCTATTTTATGTCTTAAAACACATAAAAATATTTCAAAAACTATATTAGAATTAGGTCTTACATCTTTAATATCAAATATATATGTTTCAAATTTACCCTTTGTAGTCAAAAATACATCATCTAACGTTGTATGTTTTCCTTTTTCGTAATTACTATTATATGTCAATATACCGGTTCTCTTATCATATGTGTCATGTTTTGCTATTAAAACATTGTCATTAGTTATTTGAATATCAAATTCTATACCATGAGCTCTCATTCGACTAGCCCATAAAAATGCTCCAATTGTATTCTCTTCGCATTTTTTAGACGCACCTCTATGTGCAATTATCTTCATCTATTATTTTTATTATATATTAACTATATAAATATAATTAAATAATAATGTCTTCAACCTTTTTTTCTATAGGTAAAAAAATTATTAAACTTAAGTATACAAGAAAAATGCCTCGCAGTGAAGTTGAAAAAATGAAATCATTTGTTTCAAACTATGGAGAAAAGTTAATAAAGACTCCAAAATTTAAGATAATCTCACAAATAGATGATGATAAGACTAGGATTTTTAAGATTACACTTTAATATTTCAAAAATATCATGGCTTTTTTGAAACACTTTGGTGTTGATTCATAAGGAGTTTCACCCAAAAAATTCCTTTGAGAAATAGCACCATTTCTCAATAACAAATCAACAATACTAACAAACCCCCTTTTAGAAGAAATATGAAGTGATGTGTTTCCATATTTATCTTGAGTGTTAACATCTGAACCTCCTGTAATTAGAGCATTTATTGTTTCAATCGTAAGACCATTTGCGCAAGCGTAATGTAATGGTGTTTGTTCGTAAATATCGCCTTTATTAGGATCAGCACCATATCTTAAAAGAATCTTTATAATAGCTGTATTATAACACTTCCATGGAAAAAAGCAGGCTAAATGTAATGGGGTACGACCACATCTATCCATTTGGTTTGGGCTTTCTCCATTGTCAAGGTACCAAATAACATTATTGACATATCCCAAATAACATGACTGATGAAATGTATTTTGGGGTTCTCCTTTTATATTTTGGTATATATGTTGTATATTATAGTCCTCTTCTGGGATATATGTATTATTATTTACTTGTGTTGAACAATTTGAACCCATTAGTACTTTAACTAAAATATTTTAAAAATACTCATTACATACGAGCTTTCTTATTCTCTTTTAATATATTATCATTTGATCTTTTGAAGAAAGATGTAATTTCTACCATACCTTTATTAGAATTATTAGCTCTTCTCTCAAATGGCTTAAATATTTCAGATGAATCCTTATCCATAAATAAATCCATAAGACCACAAAGTGGATTCTTAAGTTGCCTTGTTATATAGTATGCACTATCAGTACGAATTTTTGCCTTTTCCACGTAATCTGGTAGTTCTGCTCTAGTATTTATATCACCTGGTCCTTTAATAACTACATAAGGTATCCTATCTCCTAGACGAGGAGAATCCCATTCCAATAAATCATATTTCTCACATTCTTTACAGAATGTTTCAATTGCTCTTTTATTTCCTATTCCGTGTTCAATGAGTGAACATTCTATCTTATTGTTTACAAGCATACTATGACAATTGTTTATTCTTGAAACATCGTCTCTCGAAAATGCCCACTTGGATAGCTCTTTTGATTTAAGCTTACTGAAGAACTCATGGAACTCTAAATCTTTTACGAGCTCTTTAATTTCAATTACCTCCTTATTGATACTTTTAAGGTTGTTATCATCAAAATTCTTATTCCTAAAATCTTTCAAAAATTCTCTGAAAAATCTTTGGTTCTTTGATCGTTTAATAATACGATGCGCCAAAATTGAATGAGGAACAGGATTTTTATATTCCCATTTTTTCAATTCTTTCCTAATAGTTAAATCTCCTAGTGGTATATTTCCATTTTCCAAATCTACAAGTATATTCTTAACATATCTTTCTATCTCATGATTGTTTTTCTTTTCATGCATAAGTAAGTTCAAAATATTTGTAGCAGTTTTAGAAACTATAGGGCTACAATCTCTTCTAACAGTAACCAATCCTTTTGTGCACAATTTTGGGGGACCTTCTGGTGACAACCAGCTCAATGCTGCATATCTCTTCTTAGAAACAAGTAAATATCTCGTGTATACATTCTCGAACTCAAGCAAAACCGGATGACCAAATAGTTTTGTACATTCTATTCCTGCCTCCTCTCCAATCTTGAATAAATATTTCATGATTTTTCCTTCGTCTGAACTATTTTTAATTTCATTGGGTAATGGGAAAGTAACCATTACCGAATCAGTATCTCCATATATAACGTTACAGCCGTATCTCTTTTCTACAAATCGAGAAGTGGTTTCAATCATTTTTCTACCAGTATAAGTAACAGCAGCAGCAATTTCCTTTAGAGGAAGTGATCCATTAGATGCACCGCAATAACCGTACAAAGAGTTACAAGTTACTTTTTGAGCTAACTGTTTAGAGTCCAATAGACTATACTTAAATGGATCAGTTTCTCCCTTCATCTGCTTTTTTGTTTTCTTACGTTCATCTATCAAAGAGTCTTCTATCTTACATAGTACACTCTTATTTCCAATCCTATGAGCAAAAGTTACGACTCTACCAGGGGATACTTCATAATCCTCGTAATGAACACCAGGTATGTTTCTGTATTTTTCGTCATTAATAAAAGTAGAATAACAAAGCTGCTTCCACCTCATTATACTAGGGTAAAGAGATGCAAAATCAAGACATACGATTGGATCATTGGGATAAAATCCAGTTTTAGCATCAATAACTGTTGCTCCTTGAAATCCGTCTTCTTCTCCTTCTGTCCTCTCTTTAGGTATATGATTGCAAATGAATTCTCCATATATAGTATTTAATATAAGAGAATAACATTTGATTTGTTGACCTCTGCTAAGAATATATGTCAAAGGTACAGTACAGAGATCAGACATCTGCACACAATTGTAAATTTCTTTGAGTTTATCTACCAACCTTAAAACAAGGAATGAATCTTGATAACAGTACTTTGCAATTACACCTAATTTAGATCTATCCTTTGTACGATATGCTTCTAAGATATCAGAATATGTCACATCGTCCTTTTCTCCTCCAAAATAATGGTCACATACAGAATTAAGTTTATAAGAAGGTAACTTTGCAGTCCTCCTTAGTACCATAAGAGCATCAACTTCAACCCTACCGGGTATAATCATCCTAGATAGTTCTGTTCTTCCTAGTGCACTTGATTCTAGTACTTTTGTTTCAAGCTTGATCTTTTCATTACGAATAAATCCACTATTTAGAAAACTATCTTGGTGGTATATTTTTGTAGCTCTATTATACAAAAACTGAGAATCATATTGATATGTGTTATATCCCGTAAGAAACATAACCTTCTTTTTTATCAATTGATTCTTAAATTCAAGAAGTAAGTCCTGTTCCGTATCAACACATATTAAAGGAGTATTGTCTAAACTTTCAGTATCTCCAACACATATAACAAATCCATCATTACATGCATCTGTTGCATGCTTATTGTCAAATTCTGGTCCATTTAGATTTTCACCTAGTTTGGAAAAACACATTGACACTTGAAATATAGCATCAACGTTGTGATCTAGCCCAGATGCTTCAATGTCGTATGAACATATTACCATTGGAGGAGGGGGTCTCTCTTCTACTATAGGGAATATTGAATTTATATCAACAGTATATTCTTTCTCACAGTATGAAATACCCTTATTTACTCCAGATACAAGTTTGAAATCTTTAATCTGGAAATACGAAGATGGATGTATTTTTGTACTGTGAAAAAATTTGAGTACTGTCTCAACTTTGTCTTCGTATACCTTTATATTAGGGTAATCCTTTTTTAGTACTTTTTTAACATAATTCATTGGAATATTATTAGTGAAAGACAATTTAGCAAAATTGAACTCTTCATTATCGGTAAATCCAACAAGTTTCTTCCTTTTTACCATTTCAAACGACATCTTATTTTTCAGCCAACCACCTTTGCTGTTATTAATTATTTCTTCAAACTTATTTTTAGAAAGAGTGTCATCACAAAAAAACCAAGGCTTGAATTTTTTAACATTTACAAATACTGGTTCACCTTTTTTATCGGATGCATATATCCAAACTTCGGTCGTGTCTGGGAAATCAGAGTCTTCCGAAGAAGAAACATCTTTAACTTCAATATCGTGTAGATATAGTTCCTCCATCGTAAATTAAATTAAAAGAAATAATGAAAGAGATGGGTGCTTGTTTAATATAATTTTCACATTAATTTTAATCACTTTTAAACTTATTAGATTTCGGAATAATTATTTTCCATTTTTTGTGTGAACAGACATGCGGTATTTATTTGTGTTGTAAATAATTATAGATGAAATTAACATAATAGCAAATATTGACTTTGGATCAAGTAATGCTTCTGATAAAAGTTCACTGTTTGATTTTATGTTTCCAACAATAACCTCTTTAGTACTAGTCGATTCAATCTCGTATATTTCGCTTTCTGGATCAGTAATCCATACGAAAGGATCATCAGAACCATCATCATTTATACTTTCAGTAATTTTACTGTTTATATATGAACCAAGTAAATATGACGTAAAAATACCGATTTGAATTGATCCTCCCCATTTTTGAATAAAAGTCTGTGCCTTTTTTGCTTTTTTTGTAACATTTGCAGAATCCCCTGCGTTGTCTAACTTATTTGAAACTCCTCCAATATCATCCGCAGATTCAACAATGTCATCTACCTTACTAACACCCTTTGATTTCTTAAGTGCAGAACCTACATCATCAACATTATCTACTGATTTTGTAATTTGTTTTGAAATTGTACTTGAATTTTCAAAAATATCATCACCAACTCTTGTTATTTTCCTTGTAGAACCAGCTAACAAATTAGTAACAGAAGAAGAAGATGTCTTTATAGCCGTTGCTGCGTTTTTAATATTACGGAATGTGTTTGCATTTGCTCTTGTAACAGAGGAACTACTGTCAAGAATTTCATCTGATGATTTTATTACGGTAGAAAATATTTCATCTGTAGAAGATGGTGTTAATTTTGCAAAACTACTTACATAATCTCCAGCATTAACAAGAGAAGATGTTGGTTTAGACAGACCTTTAGATACATCAGTTGTTTTTCCTGCAATCTTTGAATACTTTTTTAAATCCATATTCTTTAACATATTTTTTCCCAGGCTAGTACCTAAAGAAGAAATATTAGAAAGAGTTCTTACACTTGAACCAGCAGATAATACTGTAGAACCGGTTTTAAGAAATGTCCTCAAAAATGATGACATGATATTTATTATAATATACACTTATTTAAAAAAAA